AATGAAACAAGTTACTACGGACGATGTTCGTAGAATGATTCGAAAAGTTACTTGGACTGCTGGAACAACTTATGAAATGTATAGAAATGATTATAATATTTATAACAAAACACCAGTAACACAACAGTCAAGTTTATATCAAGCAAATTACTATGTAGTTAATGAAGATTTAAGAGTTTATATTTGCATTCAAAATGGATCAGATCCAGAAAATCCAAACGGAAGACCTTCATATGATGAACCATCTTTTATCGATTTAGAACAAAGAGCAGCAGGAACAAGTGGAGATGGATATATTTGGAAATATCTTTATACAATTAAACCATCAGAAATTGTAAAATTTGATTCAATTGAATTTATACCTGTTCCAGAAAATTGGGGAATAGTTGGAGAGAGCATATCAATTAAAGAAAATGCTATAGATGGAAAAATACATTCAGTTGTCATTAAACAAAGAGGAAATAATTACGAACCAGCATCTTCAACATTTACAAATATACCAATTTTAGGAGATGGTTCTGATGGTAAAGTGACTGTAACTACTGATTCTTTTGGAAAAGTTATGGATGTTTATATTACTGATGGAGGACAAGGATATACAAATGCGACTATCCAATTCTCTCCAGGTGCTCCAGGTCTTACAGCATCTTTATCAAATACAGGAATAGGTACTACATCACTTGCTACATTTGATGTAATCATACCACCAAAAGGTGGGCATGGATATGATATTTACAGAGAACTAGGAGCATATCGTGTTCTTGTATATTCTAGATATGAAACTTTAGAATCAAATCCTGATATTATTTCTGGTAATGATTTTGCAAGAGTTGGTATTATCAAAAATCCTACAATATCAGGAAGTAATATCGAAATTTTAAATACTTCTTTGGTGAGTGGTCTTAGTGCTCTTAAGTTTACCGGAAGTGCAACCACAGCAACAACTTATGCTGTAGATTCTACAATTACTCAAACCATTAGCACTGGAACTACTGCTATTGGTTTTGTAGCATCTTGGGATAACATTACAGGTGTTCTTAAATATTATCAACCAGTTGGATTAGGGACAACTGGTGTTGGATATAAAATAAATAAATTTACTTCATCTCCTGGGTCTGGTGGTAGTTTATTGATTACTGGATCATCTATGAATGGAACTACTCCATTATCAATTGATTCTAGTTTTACTGGTATATCAACAGTCATAAACAATCGAACATATCAACTTGGAATTACTTTTAATTCCGGTATTGCATCAGCAGAATATAATAAAAGGTCCGGAGAGATCATATACATAGATAATAGATCAGCAATTCCCAGATCTTCTAGTCAAAAAGAAGACATAAAAATCGTATTGGAATTTTAAAAGAAAATGCCACAAAACACCAATTTAAATGTATCACCATATTTTGATGATTTTTCCGATTCAAATAATTATCAAAGAGTTTTATTTAAACCCGGATTTCCAATACAAGCTAGAGAATTAACAACATTACAATCAATACTACAAAACCAAATTGAAAAATTTGGTAAGCACCTGTTCAAAGAAGGTGCAATGGTCATTCCTGGACAAATAGCATACGATTCCGAGTATACTTGCGTTCAAATAGATGAATCACATTTGGGTCTTCCAGTTTCTCTTTATATTGAAAGTTTGATTGGAAAATTAATTCAAGGTGAAATTAGTGGCGTTAAAGCAAAGGTAGAAACTTATATTAATAGTTCGGATTCTGAAAATAATAACTATACCCTTTATATTAAATATCAAAGTTCCGGTGAAACTGATTTTACCACAAATACATTTGTAGATGGAGAAAATTTAGTTACTTTAGAAGATATTACTTATTCACTATCAACAATAAGAACTGGAACAACATTTGCGACAACAATACTTTCAAATTCTACTGCTATTGGTTCTGCTGCTAAAATTGAAGAAGGTATTTATTTTATTCGTGGTTTTTTTGTAAATATAAACAAAGAAACAATAATACTTGACCAATATACGAATGTACCAAGTTACAGAGTAGGACTTTTGATTAATGAAGAAATAGTTGTAGCATCTGATGAATATCTTGATTTATTTGACAATGCCCAAGGTTTTTCAAATTATGCAGCTCCAGGAGCAGATAGATTAAAAATATCTACATCATTAATTAAAAAAAATATTGAAGATTTTAATGATGAAAATTTTATTGAAATTTTAAGAGTAGAAAATGGTTTATTGCAAAAATTTGTAAAAAATACAAATTACAATTTAATTCGTGATGAGTTGGCAAGAAGAACATACGACGAAAGTGGTGACTATTACATTAAGTCATTTGATATAGCACCAAAAGAATGTTTAAATAATAGAACCGGAAATAATGGAATATATTTTGAAAATCAAAAAACAAAACAAGGAAATCAAGTATCCAAAGATTTACTTTGCCTTTCAGTAAGCCCAGGAAAAGCTTACATAAGAGGTTATGAAGTAGAAACCATCAATAATACAATAATTGATTTAGAAAAACCAAGAACCACAGACACCGATTACAATCAAGCAATCCCGTTTAATCTTGGCAGACAAATAATTTTAAATAACGTGACCGGTTCTGTTCCAGTTGGTTTTGGTACAACATCATATGTAAATTTGTACAATGGAAGAACTGCAACTGCTGGTATATCTTCAGGAGAACAAATTGGAATTTCTAGAGTTTATGATCTTAAATTAAAAAATGCTCCATATGCCAATGCAATCACTCAATTTGAAATATCATTGTATGATATACAAACATATACAATTTTAACATTAAATGCAACATTATCTCAAACACTGCCAGCATTTATTAAAGGCAAAAATAGCGGAGCAACTGGTTATCTTGTGAATAGTATGAGTTCATCAAATATTATGAAATTGTATCAAGTTTCTGGTTCTTTTATTAAAGAAGAAACAATAGAAATAAACGAAACTACAGAAAGAACAATTATCAATATTAGAGACTATAATTTTTCCGATGTTCACCAATTAGTTGGAAATGGAGTAAGTTTTACTGGAGATCCATTACTTTCCAATCAAATATTAATTGCACCAACTGGTACACAATTTACTATTTCGGCAAATTCTGGTGGAATTAGTACAGTTACAACTTCAAATCAGAATTTTTATATTGGAATAAACACAGGTGATATCATTTCTTACAGCAAACAGGGAGAAAGTTTACCCGTTTATAATCAAGTAAATCAAATCAGCACCTCTTCCAAAAGTTTGCAAATTGTAGCATTGCCATCTATTTCTGGAATTTGTTCTGGATCTCTTCCAAGTTCTGCAATTACGACTAATGATCTCAAAAAAGTTACACTTGAAGTTTTAAATACTACAAACGTGTCTCTGTATTCTAAATTAAATAAATCAAATATTGCCAACTTAAATTTAACTGGATCCGATATCACAATAAGAAGAAGTATATTAATTACAATTACTAATAATGGATATACCAATTTATCTTCATTATTGACTTCTGCAGATTTAACATTTGTTCCATTTGATGAAGAAGATTATAATTTAACATTTTCTGATGGAACAATAGAAGCACTTTCAAATCAAAAAGTTGATATTCAAAATAATAGATTATTTAATATAAGTAAAAATGGGTTAGCAACATTTACTTATACTTTAAATAAAATAAATGCTAAAACTAAAAAGAAAATTTTTAATAGATGCTCATCACTGATTGTTAGTAAGTCATCATCTCAAGGTTCTGGTATCGGTGGAACTACACTTAATGACGGATTGACTTATAGTTCAATATATGGTATTAGAGTTCAAGATAAAGAAATTTCTTTAAATATTCCAGATGTTTCAAATGTTATTGCAATTGTTGAATCATCAACAACAGGAGACCCAACTTTACCATATTTACAACTTATAAATTTAACATCAAATGTTTTAAATTCAGTAAAAGGTGAATTAATTGTAGGAAAATCTAGTGGAGCAGTAGCAATATTAGTATCATCTGTAGGAACAAATCAAATTGATATAGTTTATTTGAATGAAAATTTATTTTCAATAAATGAAACCATTATTTTTCAAGAATCACAAATTCAAGCATCTGTCTCTTTTCAATTTCCCGGTGATAAAAATATAAAAAATAATTATACATTTGATGATGGGCAAAGATCAGAATATTTAGATTATTCAAGAATTATAAGAAAATCAGATAGTGTTGCCCCAACTAAAAAAATTAAAATAATTTACAATCATTATACTATAAGTTCTTCAGACACTGGTGATTTTGTTGGTGTAAATTCATATGATAAAGATCGGTATGATCAAGATATATCATTTGTTGATGGAATTAGATTAACAGATGTTATAGATTGTAGACCAAAGGTATCTAGTTATTCCGGATCTCTATCACCATTTGATTTTCAATCAAGAATATTTGAACCACTAAATGGATCATCTACTGATATTTTTGCAAAAAATAAAAATATAAATCTATCTTATGATTATTACCTATCTAGAATAGATAGAATTTTCTTAGATAAAGATGGGGCATTTATTATCAATAAAGGTGTTCCTTCACTCGCACCAAAAGTTCCAAATGGACTGGATTCTTCATTAGAAATAGGAACAGTATATTTACCTGCATATTTATTTAATGCATCTAGCGCAAAAATAAGTTTAGCAGCTCATAAAAGATATAGAATGCAAGACATATCAAGTCTTGATAAAAGACTTTCGAATGTGGAATATTACACTTCTTTGTCTTTACTTGAAACTGATACTCAAAATTTAACAATTAGAGATAAAACTACACAATTAGATAGGTTTAAATGTGGTTTTTTTGTAGATAATTTTAAATCATATAATGGTGGGGATATTTCAAATCGTTTATATAGAAGTAGTATTGATGCAAATTCTGGAGAATTAAAACCACAACCATATACTACAAGTATTGATCTTTTATTGGGGTCAGAATCAATAATTGGTATTGGAAATGTTTCTGATCCAAATGCAGATTTAAGATTTGTAAATGATCTTGGTTCTCCGAATATCACAAGAGTTGGTGATGTTGTATGTTTGAAGTATACTGATGTTGAATATGTTAAAAATAAATACGCAACTAGATTTGTAAATGTAAATCCATTTAATGTTGTAAATTGGATAGGTACTATTGAATTAAATCCTTCGTCAGATACTTGGATTGAAACTAGAAAAACAGAAAAAACTGCAGATATTGAAGGTTCTTATAATTCTGCAATACAACAACTAAGTGTTGACACAAATACTGGATTATCCCCAATCGATTGGGGATCTTGGGAGACTACTTGGACGGGAATACAACAATCCCAAGGTCCAACAGTTTTTTCGTCACAAACTGGAACGTCTTTACTTTCTGAATCCTCATTTCAAAGTGGTGGATTTACAGATGATGGACAAAACTTTGGAATCCCAATCACCACAGCACAAACATTTCAAGATAGTTTTATTAATTTTTCAAATCAAACATCAATTACAACAAGAAATCAAACAAGAAATGGAATTCAATTTGGAGTTTCCGAAAGATTTAACACAACAAATCTTGGAGATAAAGTAGTTTCTAGAGAAATTTTAACATATATGAGATCTAGAAATATTGAAATGATAGCAAGAAGACTCAAACCAAATAGTCAATTTTATGCATTTTTTGATAATATTGACATTACAAATTATGTAATACCAAAACTATTAGAAGTTTCTATGTCTAGTGGTAATTTTATTAATGGAGAAACTATTGCTGGTGTATTAGGATCAAAAACCATTAAATTTAGATTATCAACACAAAATCATAAGTATGGACCTTATAATAATCCATCAGAAGTGTATGTATCAAACCCATACGATACAAATAGTATAATTTCTTCTTCGTATTCTTCAACTACCAATTTGCTAAATGTTGATACGGCAAGTTTAGAACTACAATCGGATTCGAGTTTTTATGGATGCATTGCAGTAGGAATGAAATTGATTGGACAATCGAGTGGCGCAATAGCAAATGTTATCAATTTAAGATTAATTAGTGATAATTCCGGGACGTTTATAGGATCATTTTTTATACCAGATCCAACTTCTCCATCGGCACCAGTATTTACGACAGGAACAAAAACTCTTACATTAACTACAAGTTCTATAAATTCAACAGTTTCTGGTTCCGCGCAAAGTTCAGGCGAAACTAGTTTTTCCTCTAGTGGAACATTGGATAATGTAGAAGCAACAACATTACGTATCAGAAATGCTGATATATCAAGAAATACTAGAACCGACGATAGAATAACTACAGAAACTGATGCAAGATTAGTATCTAATACTACATTTTCAAATCGCATAGTAACACAAACAAGATGGGTAGATCCACTTGCACAATCATTTGAAGTTGCGGATTCAAATGGTGTATTTATAACTAAATGTGATATTTATTTTCAATCCAAATCAACAAATAATCTTCCAGTTACTTTACAAGTTAGAACTATGAATACTGGACTTCCTACTCAAACAATTTTGCCTTTTGGTGAAGTTATTTTAAATCCAGATCAAGTATCTATATCTGAAGATGCTTCAATTCCAACCACATTTACATTTCCATCTCCCGTTTATCTTGAAACATCAAATTCATATTCTGTAGTTCTTTTATCTGCATCCGACGAATACAATGTTTGGATTTCTAGAATGACAGAAACGGACATTTCTACACTTTCAAGACCAGAAGCAGAAAAAATAATAGTTTCACAACAACCACTTTTGGGATCATTGTTTAAATCACAAAATGGTTCTACTTGGGATCCAAGTCAACTTGAAGATTTAAAATTAACAATTTATCGTGCAAATTTTGTAACTGATGCTGGATCTGTAAGATTTTATAATCCAAATTTAGATATCGGAAATGATCAAGTTGTATCGCTAAGATCAAATCCAATTCAAATGTATTCTAAATCAAGTTTTATTGGTATTGGGACTAGTATTTCATCGTCTGATCAGCAAAATCTTTCTTCTGGTGTTAAAATTACACAAAAAAATAATTCTAATTTTTCTTCAAAATTAGTAAAAGTTCTTGGTGGTATCAGTACAGGAACAACTGGAACATTGGTAATAACAAATCCAGGA